TCGAAGTTCGCCGGCGGTTGCCACCCGCACTGTATGGCCCGGTAGAACAGCGTGGCGATGGTCGTGGCGCCTTCGGCCTTGAAGCTGGACCACTGGGCGGGGACGTGTTCGGGCACGTAGTTGTGCGGCGGTTCGCCGGCCCATAGGTCGCCAGCGGACCAGCGGTCGAAAATCGCCAGGCCGGTGGGTTCGTCGTCGTGGTAGTAGTGGCGAAGCGCCAGGCCGACCTTCACCCACTCCGCGCGGGGGCATGCCGGGTCGATATGCTCGAGCGCTTTCAATACCCCGTCGGTGTCCCGGTCGCTGTCGTCGGGTAGGGTCGCCGGCTGGCGGTTTACCGGATCCGGTTCGTGGCGTTCCAGGACAGAACGGGCCTGCGACGGCAAGGCCGGGAGCTGTTCGGGGTGGGCCATGGCGAACAGTCCGAAGCCGGCGGGCGTGTAGCCCTGGCCGGAACAGATAAAGCCCTTGCCGGCCACCCTGGTGTCGAACCCCTGGACGCCCAGGCTGTCCGCCTGTATCGCCGGGAAGTCGCACGCGAAGGCGTAGTGCTCACCGCCGCCGATGGTGCGTTGGATAAGCGCCCTGTCCCACGGTAGCGACGCGCCCAGGAACTGTTCGACGGCCTGGCGGGTGACGCCCTTGTGGGTGTCCAGGTCCAGGACCAGTACGCCGGCGGGGATGGGCACGCCGATAACGTTCGAAGACCAGTCCAGGGCCGGGTCGTTGAAGGGGCGTTGCGCCGATTGCTTCCAGGACTCACCGCGCGGGACGGCCGGGCCTTTGTCCCAGCGGTTCTTTGCGGGGTTGAATCGCGCCCAGCATGGAAACGTGGGTACGCCGGCGGCGCGTAATTGCTCAGATACCCGCATAGTACGGCGCGCCTTCGTTGATGAACTGTTCCAGCTTGTCGGGGTCGACCCGAACCGTTTTGTGGCCCAGGTCTATCCGTAAGTGGTGCAGCTTGCCGCCGGGCGCCAACATATCGTAGGCGGTGCGCAGCTTAACCTTGAGCCGAACGGCAACGTCGGCAGGCGTCAAAAGCGGTTTGGTTGTCATTCTGTTTGCCCCGTTGGTGCTTTGCGTATGGTGCAGGATAGTACCGGCAACCGCAGCCCGTCAACCGCTAAAAATAACCGCCAGCCGGAGCAACATAACGAAGGCGACCAGGCCCAGCCACACGGTAAAGCCGACAACAAAGCCGCGTATGGCGCCCAGCCAAGCGTTGCCGGGTTGCCTGGCGTTGTAGACGACGGCGACCAGGACGGCCCCGAAACACAGAAAAACGAGTAGTGCGGTCATTGTTGAGCCCTCTTTAGTTCTTTCGGCCAATACAGGCCGTCGGCCCGCGCTTCGTCGCGCAAAGTCCGCCAGCCGTCTTCGCGTGTTTCGACCCACTCCCGGTGGGCTTCAACGGCGCGTACGCCGCAGCTATTGAGCTTATGGCGGCAGGTCAGTTCGCGGGCGTTTTTGTCGTAGAACTCAGGCATGGTGCGGACCCCGTACCGGGCGGATTTCATAGCGCAGCGCGCCGCAATCGGGGGACCGTGCGTCGAAGCCGCTATACTCCGGCGCGTCCAGGTCGGGTTCGAACGGGCACCGGAAGATCACGCCAGGCCGTGCGGCCTTGACCGCTTCAAGTGAACCGTAGACGCCCAGCAGGGCGCCCGTGTTGGTGTCGTATTCAATCAGAACGTGTTGCATGGTGCGGACCCCTTAAATTGAGTAGGTAAAACCGAAACGGTAGGCGATGCTTTTGACCATGGCGTCGCGCATTTCTTCCAGGGTGGTGTCGCCGTCTTTGCCGTCCAGGCTGGAAAGTACGTCCTCCAAACCGTCGATGGCGGCGCGGCCTTCGCTGTCGTTCAAAACGTCGATCAGGCTGACGTTGACGTTGTGCAGGTAAGCAACGCGGCCGCTGGGCAGCGTGCGGAAACCGGCGAAAGTGTGGCCGTTGCGGTGCGCGGCGCGCTTTGCGTTAACTTTGCTGGCGTAGGTTGCTTTGCTTTGGATGGTGTCCATGGTTCGCGCTCCGGGTGGTTTGTCTTAGTGTGGGTACACTATCGCTCGTTGTTTCCGGTAACGCAACCCCCGGTGCTACTTTCTTTTCAGACCCGGGCCGGCATGACGTGGACCACCGCTTCGCCTTCGATGCGGGTCAACCCGTGCGCGTCCGGAGTGCAGCGCAAGCGGATCGCCGTGTTGGCTTCCCAGGTTTCCATGGTAAGGGCCCGGTACTTTCCGGCCCGTAATGGTTTAAGCGCCGTGGCAGCCGCCGCCAGGTACTCCGCGTCCACACCGATAAACGGGCAGCCCACCGGGTCGCCGTGCGGTATGGCCCGTTCGAAATCCGGGTAGCGGCCGTCCTGGACCTCTAATGCCAGCATAAACGGGCCCGCCGTCAATAGCAGGTCGCCGGAGCCGTCCGGGGCGGGTTCGAGGCGTACGCGGGTGTCGTCGTTGCGCTTCGTCTTCACCGTGGCCAAGGCGGCCTTTACGCTGTCGGCCTTTACGATATAGTCGCCGGCCAGCGGGCACCCTTCGATGCCCAGGCGGATCTGGGCTATCCGGTGGCCGTCGCTGGCGGTCAGGGCCAGGGTGTTGCCGACGAACCGGAACAGAACGCCGTTGAGGTAGTAGCGCACGTCGTTGGTGCCCTGGGCGTGGCTTACAAACTTCAGGGCGGTTATAAAGTCGAACGTTGGGGTCATTGTGCTTTTCCTTCGGTGGTGTTGCCGCCCCGTAGGGCGCCTGGTTGGTTTACTTCGCCCGGATAGTCGGGGCCATGCTGTAGGAGCCGTAGGGCTTGACGGTTTCGTGGCCGTCGCGTTCGGTAATGCGAAGGCGTCTTTCGCCGCGAAGAAAGCCCAGGTCAACGACGATAGTTTTGGCGGTGCGGCGCAAAACCGTGATTTCGATAATGCTGTTGTGGTCGCAAATGCTACGGGTCGTGTACGTCTTGCCAGCTTCAAAAGTGCCCATGGTGCCGTGCTCCGGTTGGTCCGTCTTAGTGTGGGTACACTATCGCTCTTTGTTTCCGGTAACGCAACCCCCGGTGCTACTTTCTTTTCACACTAAAGTGCGCATGACCTGGACGGCGGGCAGCAGGCCGGGTTCGGCGACCGCTTCCATTTCCAGGGCGTCCAGGAGGTGCAAAGACGACTCGAGCCAGTCGGCCACCGGTGACATGCGCATGGCCCGCAGCCGCCGGCGTATGTCCGCCAGGTCCGCCTGCTGTTCTTCGTCCAGGGAGCGGTTCGCGGCGCCCACGATCAGGTCGCAGACCATCCGGAGACGGAGCGTTCGCCCAGGGCATCCGGTGTAGCTGTCGATGCCGTCCAGGGGTATCTGGGTGTCGCGGGGGGACTTCCGCACCACGTCGCCAAAGCTGTTGGCCTTGACGGCGCTGTAAACCGTCGATGTCGATACGCCGATGATTTCAGCCGCCACCGAACTGGTAACGTGGGTCGGTATGAACGCCCCCTCGTTGCGCTTGGACGCCGTGTGGACCCCGACAAAGCCCCGCTGTGTGGTCCCGTCTTCGAAGCGGTGGACGCCGTACTTCGCCCCGTACTTCGCCAGGACTGGGCGAACCGCCGACGTGAACGCGTTGCGGGGCCGGGCGCTGTTTCCCGCCCAGGCGGCGTACACCGCGTAAAGATCGGCCGCCGACGTTCTGGCCTGGGGGTCGAACCCGCAAAGCTCACCGACGAAACGCGACGCCGACGGGTCTTCCGAACTGGCGGCCGTTTGTATGCTTGGCGCAATACCTACGAAGCCCGTGCCGGGCGCTCCGGCAAAGAACCGGTGGTTGCCGTACTTAACTCCCTTCGGCACGCAGGCTTTCGCGACGTTTACGAAGGTACGCCGGGGCAGCTTCCCGCCGTTTTGTCGGTACCAGTCATATAGCTCTCCGGACTTACAGCGGACGGAAGGGCCGTAGGTGCAAAGGTCGGCAAGGAATACAGTAACATTTAGCATACGCGGTTGCTCTACAGTTAGTAACAGCTTGGGCCGTTTCGGTACGTGTGGGCGCCAACATAACAGTTACGTTATTTGTTGTCCAGCGGTGTTCACGTTTCGACCCCTATTTTCTCCGGGACGCAGCCCCCCTGGCCGGGTGTATCGTCCGTGTCTTCTGTTACTTTCTATCTTCTAAAAGTAAAAAGAAAGAAGAATAAGAAAAGAAGAATAGGTGCATATAGGTAGGCTTAAAAAGATATTAAACAGTGTGGCCGTCAAGGTTCCGGCGGGGCGTTAAATGTTATAAAGAGCCCGCAAGCGTTGCGCCCCATGGCGTTACGACCATGTATCGCGGTTTGCCGGTTCGTTATAAGCCGCGTGGCGGGCGGTTTTCCCGGCGATATGGTACGCTTTGACGAAAAGAGGGGGCGCACCGTGTTGAAGATAAACGACGACCAGATCAAGCAGTACGAATCGGACCTAAAGACGTTCGCGGGGCGGTCGTTACCCTTCGCGACCAAACAGACGATCAACCGGGCCGCATTCGAAACCAGGAGGCGGGCACAGGACAACATCCGGGAAGGCATGACGACGCGCAACAAGTACACCGTGTCGTCGGTACGCGTCCAGCAAGCCCGCGGCCTGGACATTCGAAAGCAGGAGGCGATAACGGGCAGCATTGCGGACTACCTGGCGACCCAGGAGTTCGGGGGCACTGAAACGGGCGGGGGCCGCAACCAGCCCATAGCAACCAGCTACGCGGCGGGGCAGGGCCGGGGCGCAAAGCGTACCAGGCTACCGCGCAAACCGAACAAAATGCAGGCCATACGGCTTCGCAAGAAAAGCGGGGCGGGGTTGTCGCGTAAAGCCCAGAACGCGGCGGCCGTGCAAGGCGCAGCCCAGGGCGGCAACAAGTTCGTGTTTATGGACCTGGGCAGACGGCAGGGCATATTCCGCGTGACGGGCGGAAAGCGCAAACCGAAGATCCAGATGGTTTGGGACCTGTCGCGCCGCTCCGTGCGGATACCGCGCAACCCCTGGCTGGCGCCGGCCACCAACGAAACGCAGCGCCACATCCCGCAATACTACAGTGACGCGCTCCGCTTCCAGCTCAAACGCCACCGCGTACTGGGCTACCGGTAGCAGCGGCCGCAGCGGTGCGGGGGGCGGGGGGCTTTAGGTACTGTGGAGGGGTGGGGCCCCCATTGCCGTTTTGATTCAGCCG